CCTGCAGAAAGTGAGGCGGAAAAGGCTTATCCGGACAGCCGCCTATAACCGGAGAAACAGGCTCGTTCTTAAACTTCTGGAGAAATACCAGAATGAGAGCTTTGGCAGCAACCATTTGAGGGTGATTTGGGGGCCGGTGCTGCCACAGGATTTAACCAAACTAGTTGCTAACGAACAGATATTGATTCAGAGTGGCATTCATTCAAGGCGCAGGGCTATGGATGAGGTTGGAGTCAAAGACCCGGAGATGGAGTTTAATCGATGGCTTGAGGAAAGGGAAACTATCCTCAGAATGAATAAGGAACTCAATTTAGGACCCGCCAGGGGCGGAGCGAGAGGGAGAGCTGTGGAGCCCCAGGCAGAGGTCGTTGAGGAATCTTCGTCCTGACGTATGCAGTCTTTGCCGGGCGAAGGTTAATTAGAGACTTACTATCAGGTAAGGAGGACGAAAGTTGGCAGACGAACTAGACCAGAAGGAAAACTCATCAGAGTCACAACCTGATGGAGAAAATCCGTCAGAGGGGGAGGGGTTGGAAGCCCATGAGGGAGTTACTGAGCTTGAAAGCCTGGTAGCTCAAAAAGATGAAGAGCTGACTAAAGCCAACGCTCGCCTTATCGAGTTTGAGCAGGTGGTAGCTGGTAAAGATAGTGAGATTGCTACCCTCAAGCAAGCTGAGACTGAGTTAGAGGAAAGATTGACAACCGTCAGCAATTCCCTGGCTGAGGCTGTAGCCAGCTATAAAACTATGGTGGCTCAGGCAAATCCAGAAATCATCGAGGAACTCATCGGTGGAGACACCATTGAGTCTATCAATGAGTCCCTGGACAAGGCAAAAACCTTGGTCAGCAAGGTGAGGCAGGGAGTAGAGACTGAGATTTCCTTAGCCAAGGTTCCTGCTGGAGCTCCGGAAAGGACATCGCCTGACCTCTCCGCTCTATCCCCACGGGAGAAGATTCAATACGCTATTGGAAAACTGAGGTAGTCAGAATTCGGTCTGCCTTAAGCGGACTGGCTACCAAATACTCAAAAAAAGGAGGAAGGAAATGGCTTTAACACTGGAAGAAGCATCCAAACTATCTAATGAGGTTCTGCTTCAAGGAGTGGTGGAAACTATTGTTAAGGATTCGCCTATTTTAAAGGAATTGCCCTTCATTGAAATTGTGGGTAATGGTTTAACCTATAACCAGGAGAAGACCCTGCCTACTATTGATTTCTATGAGGTTGGCGATACCTGGGCTGAATCAACACCAACCTTCGAGCAGGAAACGGCCAACCTGAAGATTATGGGGGGTGATGCTGATGTGGATAACTTTCTTAAGGCAACCCGCTCTAATCTCCAGGACCTAGAGGCAGCCGTCGTTGAGCTCAAGGCTAAGGCACTCAAGGATAAGTTCGAGGAGACCTTTGTCTATGGTGATGCCACGGCTAATCCAAAGCAGTTCGATGGTCTAAGAAAGCTCATTGATACTACTACTGCCGGTGACCAGGTGATTGCTGCTGGTGCTAGTGGGGCTACCCTGACCCTGTCTATGCTTGATGAGCTTATTGATGCCGTAAAGGGGGGCAAGCCTACTATACTGCTGATGAGCCGCCGCTCCAGGCGTAAGATTAACGCCCTGGTCAGAGCTTCTGGCGGTATGATGGAGACTGACCGTGATAAGTGGGGTAATTTCATCCAGTTCTGGGATGGTATCGCCATTGGTGTCAATGACTGGATATTGGATGCCCACGTAGTTAGCAGTAGTGTTGAGACGGCCACCACTGGCGGTGACTGCTCTGTAATCTACGCTATTCAGTTTGGTGAAGGAGCACTCTGTGGTCTAACAGCGCCAGGCCACCTCACTGTAGAGCCTATCGGCTCACTTGAGACCAAAGACGCTACCAGGACCAGGATTAAGTGGTATTGCTCTCTGGCGCTCTTTGCCACCATCAAAGCAGCTGCCTTAATCGGTGTCAAGGACTAAACTGATTTCGGCGGTTGAGCCTCAATCAACCGCCATCAAATCTAATAAGGAGGAGGTATGACATGGCATTTGTGGATCCAGGAACAGGAAGAGGCATCAGGGACTCAGGGCGGGGTCCGCAGCCTGAGCTAGTTGAGCTTGTCGAAGATGAGACCTGCGGACTCGGAGATGTGCTTGGCTACGACTCAGGGTGGAAGCGAGCAATCGCAACCACTGGCGGAGTAATTCAGGGAAGGTTCATTGCCCTAGCCCACGGTGAAACAAAATATCTTCCCGCCGGTATGGGTGGTATCAAGCAAGCTGGGCAAGTACCTGTCTCGGCGGACCCGGTTGTCAGCTATAAACCTGCTGAGGGAGAGGAGCTTACCCCAGGTGGCTATGTCTATGTCGCCGAGGGAGAAGGCAACGATGGGAAGATTACCCAGACGGCACCATCTACTGGTGGTGATGCCAATACTATCATCGGCATTGCTCTTTCGGCGACTGAGGTTATGTTCTTCTTGAACAGCCGGCCTGATAGCACAGCGTAATAATAGACTATCTGAGTGGTAGGAGGGTTGGGGAATAGGCCCCACTCTCCTACCCAGTAAAGGAGGTAAATTATGGTATTTGCAGTAGTAGAGCACATTGAGCACCCTTTTGCCAAGGGAAACCTGACTTCAGATGGAGTCCAATGGAGTGCGGAAAAGACTACCTCTACCGATGACTATGAAACAGTAGAAGAGGTTACCGTTAACCCGCCGGCATTGGGGGCGGTTATTGAGTTTGAGTTCGGGCTTACCTGTGCAGTAAAGTCCAGCAGCACTTTAGAAAGTGTCCTTCTTAAGTGGCAGGCGCGAAATAAAGGCGGAACCTGGGTTGACCTTCACTCTGAGGTAACCTACGCCGCTGACGCTTCAGCCTATAAGGAATATACCTATAGCGGTCGTTTCCAACCCGTGGCTAACTTCAATGCTGTGCCATTCGATATTCGGCTGCAAATCAAGTCGGGTGCCGCTGGTGGTGAGAATGCTGTCGGGAAGACCAAGAACTCAAGCTATGTCAGGGTAATCTATTCTGCTTCGTGAGGTGACTGATGGACTTTATCTTTGACCCTAGTTTGGTGCTTTATCTTCCACTACATTCTTTGGATGGTGCGTCCTTCCAGTCAAAGGATGACTATGGCCATCTATGCACACGTACCGGTGCTATCTGGACACCATGGGGTAGGTTGTTTGATGGCTCAGATGACCTGATAGATTGTGGCAGTGGTGCTAGTCTTAATGTGACAACCGCCTTTACCGTTTTACTTTGGGTCAAGTTTGACACCATAACCCCGCCTGGGGGTGATTATAATATCCTTTTAGCAGATACCGACTTAAAGCAAATCTATTTCATGTACTACAAGACAAACAAGGCTACTGGGCTTTATATTAACAATACCAGCCAAAATAGAGCGGGGAATACTGAACTGGCGGTAGATACTTGGTATTGTCTAGATGGGGGTTATGATGGCGGCAATTTGGTTTTGGATTTGGGACTAAACGGGGAAGACGACACTGGCGCACTAACTGGCGAAATCCCAAGCTCATTACCTGCGATGGGTGGAACAAAGCGGCTTGGCTACTTTAATGCCAACGAACTTTTAGATGGCTTTATTGGTGAAGTCTGGCTCTTTAATCGTCACCTTTCTCGTCTAGAAAGACAAAATCTTTATCTGGCGACGAAATGGAGGTATCGATGAATCCCGTAAGATATTACGATAAAGAGTATCTTATGGGAAGGAAAGGAGGTACCTTACGGGATGAAGTATAGAGTAAGAATTGATTTGCTGTTCGAGAGCGAAGCTGATGCTCGGTCTTTGATGGCTTATGCCAAAAATCTATCTGAGAAGGCAGTCAGTATCAATGAGGGCGAGGTTAACGAGGAGATAGCCTTCTGTGATTTAGAGATTTGCCGACACGATGAAGGCTTACCCTGTGAGAAGCTGGAGAGGGTAGAGATTAAAAAAACTACTACCTGAATAGGAAGAAGTTTGAAGGGGCTTCGTCACTTCAATAACTATCCATCCCCCTCCCTTAAGGAGAAGCAAAGAGAGGCTTCGCCTCTCTTATAAAACTGATTCCCCCTGACAAGGGGAAGGGGATAGGGTTATAAAAATTAAGGGGGTGAGGTAGATATGAACCTAACTGAGATGAGAACCATAGTCAGGCGT